CTCTACAAGTGTAGAGGTAGGTTCCGTAGAATAATTGATTTCATTAGTATATGCCATAATCGTTCTCTCTAATATTAGATTATACAACTATTTATATGATAAAAAAAGGGGCTCCGAAGAGCCCCTTAAGAAAGGTAGGTTAAACCCTACTCTTATTATGCACCTAAGATGTTTGTAACAGCAAAGATACGGTAGTACTGGTTAGCACGATCAGTACCAGTTTCGCTTGAACCAGCGCCACCCGCAAATGGGTTAGCAACCATGCCGTAGCGAGTTTTGAAGCCGATACGTGGCTGGAAGTCTTCTTCGCCAACCGCACGAACCATTGTTAATGGAACATATGGAGCATAGAATAGACCTGCATCGTATGGGTTAGTACCGCGGTAACCAACAGTTACATAATCCTGACTTGCATATGGATCGATGTAAACTTTTGTACGACCGTTAAGAACACCAGCAAATGTGTTGCCTGTGTCATCAACGTTTAGGTTAGCTGCTAGAGCTGGAGTGTAGTCCAACATGCCAGCTGCTGCTAGAGCAGAAGCAACGTCTGAAGAACAGATGATGAAGTTACCTTTACCGCGACGAGTTTCTTTCGCGATTGTGTTAGCTTCACGCTCGATCTGCATGATCAAACCTTTGAACTTCTCAACAGACCAACGACCGTCAGAATCGCCAGATACGTCAAATACACCATTTACTGCAGTGTTTGAAGTTTGTGCGCCTAATTTAGCTTTGCTGTTGATAGTACGGATAACTTCGCGGTTGATTTCCGCAAGAATCTCAGCAGACAAGATGTTTGCTAGTTCTGATTCTGCATCAAGACCGTGGATAGCTTTAAGGTCTTGCGCAAGTTCCATTGTGTACTCAGCTTTTAGTGCACGTGATTTCGCAGTTACGGATGTTTTCTCGATTGAGAAAGCCATTTCACCGAACGCGTTACCAGTGTTACCTAGAGCTTCAGCAGCTGAAGTAGCCATACCAGTACCAACGCCGAATGAATCGTCTACAGTGTTGGCATCTGAATCTGAACCTACACCACCAGTACCAGCAACACCGATAGAGTCAGAGCGACCATCGTGAGTACCTGCACCAGAGAAGTCAGTGTCTGCTTCGTTGAATAGTGCTTCTGCGCCAGCTTTTGTGCTGTAACGTGATTTCATCGCGAAGATCAAACCAGTTGGGCCAGACATAGGCTGAACACCAGCAACATCGTATGCCATAAGGTTAGGCATTGCACGACGTACAAGTGAGATAAGAACTGGGTCGAAAGTATCGATACCAGCACCAGTTGCGTTGGCTGCAGTTTCGTTAACCATGCCGAAAGCCGCACGCTCTTCACGCATTGCTTTTTCTTGGTTTTCGAGAAGTACAGCAGTTACGGACTTACGGTAGTTGTCCTGAATTGCAGGAACGTCAGCATTCTCAAGAATTGGCTGCCATTTCTGTTGTGCATTTTCTGCGTTAAACATTTTATTCTTCTCCTAGTAGGAATTATTTTACAGATTTAGAAAGAGCGGTTAGATATTTTTCCATAATTGGAGAAACTTCAATTGCTTCGCCTTCGGCATTTGTGGCAATCTCTGCTTCTTCTACGCTCTCAGTTACGGGTTTTGCAAAGTATGATTCTTTCAATGTAGCAACTTTCTTAGTAAAAGTAGCTTCATCTTCAAAATCTACATCTTCAGTTAGTGCTTTAAGCTTTTCAGCTTCAGTGGCAGCTAGATCTTTAGATGCTTCTGCAAGAATTTCTGAACGACGGAATCCGGCAACTGATTCGTTTAGACGGATATTATCTTCAGTCGCTTTAGTTAGATGTTCTTCAAGTTCTTGTACTTGTTCAGCAAGATCGTCAACCATATCCGCTTTGGAATCTGGTACTTCGATATAGTGCTCAGCAAATACACCTTTTAGAGCTTCCATAAATGATTCTGCGATTTCAGTACGCAAACCATTTTCTACAGCAACACGATTTTCTTCCATCCAATTCTCAACTACATAGTTAAGGTAACCATCTACCTTTTCTACTAGTTCAGAACGAATTGTAGCTGTTTCTTCTTCTAGGGACTGAGTATACTCACCCTCTAGACGATCAATCTCTTCGCTAACTTTGGTTTTAACCGCAGCTTCAAAGATTGTAGCAGCTTTTTCTTGGAAACCTTCAGATAAAGATTCATCACCAGAAACTAGTGCGTCAAGGTCAGCTTCGAAGTCATAGCCTTCTTTAACCTTGCCTTTAGTTTCCTTCATTTCTTCTTCATCGTCGTCATCGTCCATATCATCTTCGCCGTCTTCGTCATCTGACTCCATAAATTTATCATAGGCGGCCATTAGATCGGATTTGTTCATTTTAGACATTTCTTTGTACATGGCATTAATAATACCAGCTTTAGTCTTAGGCGCAGCTGATTCTTCAATAGCTTCTTCTTCAACAACTTCTTCAGTTGCTTCTTCTGAAACTACTTCTTCAGCTTCGGCTTCAACTTCAGCATCTTCCGCAATGCTTTCCTCGTTCTCAACTTCAACGTTCTCTTCGAGGTCTTCATCTTGGAGTTGTACTTCAGTAACATCTTCAATGAGATCCAACTCTTCTACTTTGGTCTCTTCAGACATATTTTACTCCTTGATTGTAGAGTTAAAGTTTTGAGAGGAAATCTTTCCACACCTTCAATTGGCTTTCAGCCAACTGGGATGAAGATGCACGCTTGATTTCAGTCTCATATTTTTCAATTTCTTGTGCCTTGAGTAGACCATTATCCCAAACCCATTCAACGCCTTCCATAATCCCATTAACGAAAGCTTCGGGGGCCGAGGGGTCTTGAACAATGTCAACTGTTGCAAGCATAAAATCTTTGCCTACAACATTTACTCCGTTACGGTTCACAAGAGTGCCCATACCACGACTAGAAACACCCAATTGAACACCACCTTCGACCAAACCTTTAACGATTTGACCCATAGGAGTATCAAGTACGAGTGCCTTACCCATCACATTATTACCATCCCAACTAAGTTCGGTAATACGATGAGATACTTTATCCAAATTAATAGTAGGTCCATCTGGGTGATTCAATTCACCAACGGCTCTACCTTTGGAAACCTGTTCGGTAACATATTTATTAACTGCGCTTTCCATAACGTCACGAGGATAGACACGACCGTTTCTATTTTTAGATTCGGCCTGCATGAAGATACCTTCAATAATGACATTTTTCTTGCCATTTTTCTCTTCGGTGACGTAGTTAAGGTTGTCCTCAACTAATTCTGTAATAAGCTTCATTAACTTATGCTCCCATTAGATCTGCAAATTCTTTAGCTGCTTTTTCAGCTTCTTTTGCAGATTTATAATTCTTGTCTAATAGTTCTCCATTAATATAAACGGAAAACTTAGAACCAGCCTGTTTAATTACAGCCTGTGACTTTTTACCAACTTTGAGAGACTTAACTTCCTTTTCTTTCGCTTCATTCAGCGCTAGGGTTTGTCTCAGTTGTTTGAACGTCTGCATTTACCGGTTCCTGTTGTAATGTTTCTACACCATTATATACGTCATTAGCAATTTCGATTTTACGCGCATCTAATGCCGCAGAAATTTTGTCTTGCATAATACTATTAAATGTATTATTTGCATCAGCGGTTTTACTACCAGCTAATGCATCAATTAAATCACCTGTCTCGGCCATAACTTATTTTCCTTTAGTATTATTTATAATAAATTAATTTTTGACAATTATACTTTATATATCTAAATCGCCTAAATCATCTTCATCTGGAATTTCACCATTTTTTCTTTCATCATCAATTTGTTTATCAATTTCTTGAATCTCATCTTCACTTTGCATAAGAATATTTTTACGTACCCAATCTTTAGAAAAGTAGTTACCCACATATTCATCTAATTGAGCTAATAGATCTAATCTTTCTCTAAGAATTTCTGCATCTTTTAATTCAGTAAAATGAGAATCTTTAATAAAGTCTACTGCAATATTCTCTTTAACTGTCTTCCAATCAGCTTCGGTAATAATACCTTTTAGCACAAGCTGAGTTTTTAGAAGATCAAGGAACAACCATGAGAATTTTCTGCGCAAACGATTAATAAACTTTTGGAATTTAACTTCGTCACGAGAAATTTCAGTAGCTCTACCTAATGAGAATTGAGCTTCTTGTTCCAATCTATTTACTGGAACATTTAATGATCTATATAACTTTTTCTGGAAGTAGAAAATATCGTCAATTTGACCTAGGTTTTCGCCTCCAGGTAACGTACTAATTTCTGTACCTCGACCACCTTCACGACGTGGGAGCCA